TGCCGGATACCCTCGCGAAGGCCGCGAGCTTGTCGCCGCCGCCAGCCACGGCCGATTCCATGTCGGAGAACGTGTTGGCGATGGCCGTTCCGGAAGCCTCGGTCTTCATGCCCGTGGAAGCTATGGAGCTTGACAGCGCAAGTATCTCCGGCACGGTCATGCCCACGATGGTGCCCATCGAGCCGATGCGGGTTGCTATATCGACTATCTGGTCTTCCGTGGACGCGCCGTTGTTGCCGAGCCTGACCAATGCGTCCGCGTAGTTGTCGTACTCGTCGGCGGACATGTGCGTGATGTTCGCCAGCTTTCCGAGCGAGGAAGCGGCCTCCTCGGTATCGAGGTTGGTCGCCACGTCCAAATTCGAGACCGTCTCCGCAAATGCCTGGAGATTTTCCGTCGCTATCCCCAATTCCCCGCCGATTGCCTCTATCTGGAGAATCTGCTCGGCGCTCGTGACGTGGGTCTTGGAGAAGTCGATAGCGGCCTGCCGCAGCTCCTCGAACTGCTGCTCGGTGCCGTCGACGGTCTTGCGCATGTCACGGTATGCCGAATCCATGTCCTGCGCGGCGGTTATGGCCCTCCAACCGAGCATCGTGATGGCCGGTGTGAGCGTGGAGTAGAGGGTCATTCCGGCTGACTTGATGGTCGAGGCGTTGAGCATCGACTTCCCGCCGAGGGACGTGAGGCTCATCCGCTCCTTCACAGACTTGGCGTGTGCGCTCGTCTCCGCTAGTTCCTGCTGGAGCCTTTGCAGCTCGGCGCACTCCTTGGCGGTCTCGAATCTCTCGTCCATCTGGGCGGCATGGGCGTTTAGCTCGCTAACCCGCGCATCGGCCTTCCCGATCTCGGCTTCGAGCCTGCGTATCTCCTCGTCCGGGGCCTGCATGTCGCGTAGCCGCTGCAATGACTGGCGAAGGGCATCCGCCTTGCCCTTGGCCGCGGAGAGCTCGTCCTGCGTCCTCTGCCACTCGTCCCCCGTCTTCTGGATGTACAGCGGGAGGTTCTTGTGCTGGGCAAGGATGGCGGACAGCCTGCTCTTGTAGGCGTCAACCTGCCTCGACAGCTCTGAAGCCTTGTTATCCGCGAGCGTGTACTCGTTGGAAAGCGCCTTCAAGCGCCCTATCGCCGCCGAGAGGTTCGACGGGTCTTCGCGGAGAGCCGCCTCGTATGCCCTCGCCTGCTTCGCGCACTCGGACAGCGCGGAGTCCATGGCCTTGACCCTCTGGGCTGACTCCTGCCAGTTGTCGGCGGAATACCGGGAGACGTTGTTCAGCTCTCGCACGGTGGCGGTGGCGTTCTTCGCCTCGGACTCGAAGCGCTGCATGTCCACCGACAGGCCCTCTAGCTGCGAGGCCGCTTTCCAAGCCTCCGAGCTGTCGAAAGCCTCGTTCCAGACGACGCGCATCTCGCGGAGCCTGTCGATCTCATCGTCGGTCACGACGCCCAGCTCTTTCAGCTTCGCCATCTGCTTCTCGAAGGTCTCGTCCGACCCCTGCCGGGAGAGCGCGTTGAGGTTCATGGCCTTTCCGGCCTCCCTGGCACGCGCTTCGAGCTCGCGGTAGTTCGCCGCGAGGTTCTTGGTCATGTCGTTGTAACGTTCCTTGGCGTTCGAGGCCGCAAGGGCAACGTTGTCGGTGGACTCCGCCAGCATCTTGACGCTCGTGGAGGTGCCGCCGACCGTGACCGTGGATTCTCCCAGCTCCCGGTAGGCGTTCTTGAGCAGGTGGATCTTGGAATGGAGCGCCTCCGCGCGGTTCGTGGTCAGCCTCATCCGGGTGTCCACGTTCCCGAGGTTTCCGGGGTCGAACCGCATGGCCCTCGTTATCTGCCGGATCTGCGATTGCAGCGAGGATGCGGCCTTGGTGGATGACTTCAGGGCCGCGTTGAGCTGCGAGGTATCTCCGCCTATGCGTATGGTCAAGCCTTTGTAATCTGCCATCGGCGGCAGCACCTCCTAGAATGCGTCTATGTCCGCCTGCGTCGCGTCGCGGGCGGATTCCTGTCCCTCGTCCCCCTGTTCCGTCGCCGCGGCCTGCACGTACCACGCCGCGCGGGAGTAGGGCATCACCGTTATGTCAGCCCTTGTGAACCCCAGCTTCAGCATCGTCAGCTCCGTCTTGCTGTACGCGAGCCTTGCGCCTCCGCTTGGGCTTGTCGAGCTGCCTTGCGAGCTCTTCGGCGGCTTGGGAGAGCGCCGGAAAGCAGGCATCGATCTCCTTGACGAGGAGCAGATGCAACCGGTACATGTCGATGTCGTCGGCCGCATGCGCTTTGCTCCAGAGCGGGAAGTCCCCGACCATCTTGTCGCCGTTGAGGCCCGCCTCGCAGCCGCACTTGAGCATCGCCCAGAGGGCGCGTGCGTCGGCCTCCCAGTTCGCGGCGAGCAGCTTGCCGAGAGGGGTGCCCTCCTCGGCGTCGCCGTAGTCCGTCACATCGTCAACGAGGGACTTGTGCGGGCTGGATGGGTCGTTTTGGAATGCCTGCTCGTAGATGGTCAGCGTGTGCAGGCTGCACAGCGCCGTCCATTCGTCCGTGGACTCGCCGAAGGCGAGAGGACCCTTCTCCCGATCCTGCTCGCCCTCTGCGTTCTCATCCACGTGTCTGAAATGGATGATCATTCGAAAACTCCTTACGGCTCGGTCGTGCTGCCCACGATGTAGACGGCATCGAACCAGTCGGCGAACTGCGATGCCGTAGCGGCCTCGTTGGTCACGCTTGCCTTGATGACGTTCACGACCTCGCCGCCGATGGTGAGGTCGCGCCCGATCGCGACGCCCGTCATCTCGTCGGTGTCGGGGTCGACCGAATCCGTCTTGGTGTTGCCGGTCTCGGTCGGGCGGGTGAACTTGACGTTGTACAGAAGGCCGCGCTTCTTGACCTTCGAGCCGTCGAACTCCCACAGGAACGCGCAGCTCTTGGACTCGGCGGTGGCGGGCTCGTACACGACGCCGTTGCTGTCGGCGAGGTAGCCGAGCAGGTCGATCTTCGCCTGGTCTCCCACGACCGCGATGGTCACGGAAACCTCGTAGCCCGTGTTGCTCGAACCCGTCTCGTAGGCGATGTTGTCCGCGTAGAACGTCCACGTGTTGCCCTGCGGGGTCAGCGTGAGCGTGGTCGCACCGGGCATCGCGACGGGCGTGGCGTAGGTGCCAGCGGTCTCGCCCGTGCCCTCGGTGTAAAGCGCATAGTGCGCATTGGAGATACCGAAACGGACTCCCTTGGAATCGCTCATGATTCTTCCTCCTTCGTGTAAGTGAAGCTGTACTGCTCTATGTGGCACTGCTCGCTCTGGCTCCACGAGCCGACCTGCTCGACGGGGCCGAAGGCGCTTTCCAGCGCGTCCCTGACGCTCTCTTCGAGCGCAGGGTCGGCGACCCTCTCGAACAGCTCGACGTGCATCTTCGGGAGTCTCGCAAACGTGCCGTTGTCGGCGTAGGACTCGCCGTTGCCGTCCACCGTGTAGACGAAGAACGGCGGGGCCGGTGCCTTGTTGACCGGGTACGCCTCGAAGCGCCCCGGCAGACCGAGGGCCGCGAGGACGGCGTATGTCTCCTCCATCGCCCTCATAGCCTTTCCCCCAGCGTCGCGAGGATGACCTGCCCGGCAAGCTCGAAGCCGTCATCGGCGGCGGGCGCTATGTGCTCGATGGCGCGGGCGCGCCCTCCGCCGACCTTGGCATGTCCCTTCTCAAGGAGGTGGGGGAGGCCGGGCTTTGTCGAGTAGACGTGCGCCTGCACCTCCCGGCCGTCCCCCTCGACCCGATAGCGGATGGACTTGGCGTATTCCCCGGTGTTTTTCGGGGCACCCGCCTTCCACTCGTCGCGGGCAAGCTCTGCCCCCGCCTTGACCCCGGCTTTCAGGGACTCGTCGGCGGCTTCCTGAACGTTGTCCAGGATGGATTGCAGGTCTGCCATGAAGCGGTCTGCCATCAGTCGTTCCTCGCATGCTCGGAGAGCGTCAGGATGGTCGATTCCAACCCCTGCTCGCTCGTTTGGTCTATGTCCAGCTCTACCCCCCGGTAGATGGCCTGCGTGTACGGCCTCTCCCTGAATTCAAAGGTCTTGACCTCCACGCGGG